TTGAAGAGCCATTATTGTTTACCTATTAAAGTAGCGAGCATCTCTTTTATTTCTGACATATCTTTTTTAAGACTATCAATTTCTTGTTTTTGTTTAGCCATCATATTACGTTTCTCAACATAATTTTCATATTCTTTAACATTAGTATTTATGATAGCCTTATTAGAAGCATCTCTAACAAGACTATCATTACCTTCAACTTTGTAATATTTTATCATGCGCAGGCTATAATTCTCAAATCTTTGACACGTGGTACACGGCAAGCATTTGTTGATTTAAATACAATTTTAACTTGAATAGCATCAAATGGAGATAAATCTTTTAAACTATATGTAACATCTGTAAAATCAACATTAGATATAGATTTAACTATTGGTGCATCCGAGTTTAATATCATCCATTTTTTATCTTCAAAAGCTGAAGATTCACCAACAGAATTTAATCTGTAGTATATTTCTAAATCTGAATCCGTTGGTACACAAGCTGCAAGCCTAACATTAAAAAACGTAGATGGATTTGCCAGATCAATTCGTTTAGAAAAATATTTACTGTACTGGGAACCACTATTTGGAGCAATTTCGTCAACATAATTATTCAAGTATGTTAATGATATTGTTTGACCAGCTGCTTGAACAGTAAATGTTTTATCAAATACTATGTAAGAACCATCCTTAGCGACTTCAGTGACTAAGTATGCTCCATTGTTTCCAGAAACAGAAGAACCTGCAATTCTAACAAATCTTCCTATTGGCATAGAGGATAATATGGATCTAACAGATGTATCTGCAATAGTTATTCTATTAGACTGAAATGCAATAGTAGTATTATTTACAGCGATACTAATATCATCCAATGGACTAATATTCATGTTAGTTTGACTAGCATTATTTACTTTATTGTGAACAGCTATTAGAGAAGTTCTAAGGCTATCAATAACTGGAGAAAGAGAATCATTAGTAGATTTCATAACAACAGAAACCTCGTAAGATTTTTGCCCACTTAATCTCTGCTGTTCATTAATATGTGACGCAACAACTTGAACAGTTTCATAATAATAGTTATCATTCACAGTAATTGGAGTTGGGATTACACTTCTAATAAAAGGTGTCTCATTCCCATCAGTTGATTGACCAGAGGTAGTTACAGTTTCCCACTCTACACTAGTATCTGTAAAAACTTGCTGCTGGACGTTAACTTGCGCTGATGATATTAGAATGTTATCTGTAGCATAAATGTCTTCGCCACCAGTAAACCCTGATATATTTGCAACTGAAGATGTTCCAGATAACTCCACAACATATGAATCTAAATCTATCGAATCAATAGTATGAGTTCCATTAATTCTTTGTCCAAGTATGCCATTATACAGAGTAGTATTGTTTAACCCAATAATTTCTACTAAAGAGCCTACTGGCATATTATGATTTTCGTGATAAATTCTTATTAAATTAGAACCTGATGCAGTTAAAATAGGATTAACTTCTAGTTGAGTTCTTGGTAAACGATCGTTTACAAATTCAACACGACCAGTTACAGCAGTATTAAATTTAGCACGATTTATAACAAAACACAAATCTTTATAGTCATCTGATGTCCAAGTGGAGGCATTCTGTGATTTAAAGAAAACACCTTGATATGGTTGTTCAGAAACAAATCGATCTGTTCCTGGCATTTTGTCCCCCAAATGAGATACCCAAACATTATAGTTATTTGAATCTGAAATAATAACTATACAGTATTCAGTATTATCTTTGACATAAACTGGACTGGGGAATTTGAATCTAGTTGCAATATCTGGGGCAGGAACTGATGCATTATTTAGAGCAGGAACTGTAACCTTTCTAGTTGCAATGTTAACATTCTCTGGATTAACAATAACTTGACTAAAAGGGAGAATCATTTTACCTGGATATCCATTAACTACTTCTCTAATTTCAATCTTAACTGGAATATTTGGATCTTTAGTCGCAAAGAAAAGATCAACAGAAGTTAAGAATGCTCCACCTCTCTGTTGAACTAGAAAAGTTTGCGCTAGAGGATCATACCACCCCACTCCCTCAAATGTTCTCGCTACACTAGATTCTGTAATAGTTCTAGATTCACTAACCTGTTCTTGAACTACTTTGCCGTTTCTTACTGCTTCTACAGTAGCTTGTTTAGTTTGTAAAATTCCTTGGGCTCTATACTCAGCTATACCATATGATGTAAATAATCCATCATACTCTGAAATATCCATTAACTTGAATTCTCTGGTTCCAGTTCTAAATCTAACAGAATCATTATTTGGTATTTCAAATATACCGAATACATCTCCATTGAAATTAGAAACTAATTGATCTCCTTGATTTTTACGTAAAACTGTAGCATTAATTTTACCTCTAGCTCCAGATATCGAACCAACAATTATCTCATTAAATTGAAATGTTCCTCTTATATTTTCAACATAAATTGCTCTGGCGCCAGTTTCATTACTAAGTTCAGTTCCAACAACTACGGCAGTAGCTCCAGATATTTGTCCAGTAATAACATCTCCTTTATTCAAAGCAACTTGAGTGCTATCTGTAAAATTATCTAATCTTCTCGCTAAAACTGATACGTCTCCACCAGCATTTTTGTCTGAATTAAATTCTGCACTGAATCCTGAAACAGAATCAAAAGATATTTTTGTAGCAGGAGTTATAAATTTAGATATTGGCAGACCATCGAAAAATGCGTAAAACTTAGTTGATGGTTTCAATCCACGTACTTGGAATAATAAGTTTCTTGAACGAATATAAGGAATAACAGCTTCTGCTAAAACTTTATCTTCAACTTGTCTTTTATCAATTTGGACTGATATGCTCGTCCTAGTTCCAGTTCTAGTTTGGTTAACAGGTCTAGCCTCTATAACCTGAGCAGTGAAAGACCCCACTCTGCCCCGCCCCTCAGGTTGTCCCATAAATTGATTAAAAGCTCTTGAGTTGCCAGCTAGAAAAACAGTTTGGCTACTGATTGGCTGTCCAGTCCAAGTAGTTTGCCATGCATTCCAAACTGTACCTAATGCCCCAGCTTTTTCCGCTAGATTAACAAGACTATTATAATTGCCTTCTACGTTAACAATAATATCTGGACGACGATCAACCTCGAACCAATCATCAGATTCTGGATTTAATTGAATTCTTCCAATAAATGTAAATATAGCAAATGGATTTACGTTTTCAATCCTTGAAAAGATATTTTGTTTAATAAATGGCATCTCTTCATAAGGTAGAGTTAAAACATCTCCAGTTATTTGATAATTACTTGCTGCTCTCTGTCCATCGTTAGCAGATTTTTCAATTAAATTTATATTCTCCATTCTATAAAATGGACGCAATTCTTGTGCGTCAAAATCAACCGAACATTTATAATCAGGATTTGCTGAATCTCCAATACCATGTCCACTAAAAGAATCAACTACGAATCCATTCTTAAATCTATCTAATCCATTCTCATCTGTAATTTTGCTATTTTCAGTTTCTGACTCTAGCATTGTTAATGTTGTATAGTATTCTAAATTTTCAATACGCTTTTCTAATTTTCCAATATCGCGCATTGTGTATCTTTTATTTTCTGCAATTTGAATTGAAACAAATGGCGCCTTAGTTGATACAGTATAAGGCAATAAAGATACTGTGTATAACAACATCGAATCTGTTGGATGTGTTGGCTCTCTAGGAACTATCTCAGAAATACCTTTAGTTACTAAAAATTTTCCAGCTTTATCAATTGATATTTTGTCAGTTCTTGACAAATAATGTGATAGATCAGCTTCAAAATTATCACCAATTCTTGGCAATTCTGATAAAGAAGCTCCAAGATTTATGTCAAAGGCAGTTCCACTTGAATCTATCCTAGGTCTAAAATCTAAATAATCTGTTGCTAAATTATTTGAATAATATGGAAGTTCTTCATATTTTAATCCAGATCCAGTATAAGAATCTGCTGAAAAATAATCTCCAGTTCCATGCTGAAAATACTCAAAGTTTACAGTAACACTTCCAGTTGGTAGTGGATATCCTTGTTTTAGTCTTAAATAAGATACTCCATAGTAAGAGTCAGTAATATTATCTTCCAAGTAATAATAATCTAATATATCAATATTTGCTGGATTTTGTTCTGTAATACTCCCGAAAGTATTAGCCATAAAAATAGAACTAATTTTTCTAACATCAGCTTTACCCAATGATATTGTTCTAGTTTTTATACTATTTAAAGTTGTAACACTTACAGTTTCTCCAGTTACCAGTGTTTTAGTTTTTTCTTTGGCGCCATTTCCAGTTTTTCTAACACCTGCATATACAATAAATGCGCTATTAGCATTTGCTGATGGTAATACAAACTCTACCTGCCTCAAATCAGGAAGTATTACATTAATATCTGTTGGAATTATTACCTGACCTGTAGCAGTATTAATTAAAGTATATGTTCCAAAACCATTAGCTGGCAAAAAAGTCTCATTATTTCTTTTACTGTTTATAACAACTGAACAATTGCTTCCATTTGCTGCTGAAGAGAATGTTTCGAAAACTTGTGTAACATTATAGGATGTTCTGACAGTTACGTCATCTTCTCCTCTAAGTTTCCTTATACTGCTAAATGGTAGTTGAAATAACAAAGTTGAGTTTTGGGGGTCATTTAATTTAGTAGTCAGTTTATATGCAACTAAACCAGTAGCAGTGACAGCTGTATCCAAAACAATTGTATTGTCATTAGTTATAGAAACAATTCTTCTAATATTAGCTAAAGATCCAATCGAGATATAATCTCCAGGATTTAAATCTGTATCAAAAACTGTTCCAAC